TGGGTCCGATTCAGGTCAAGTATGAATCGCAGGTCATCAATGGCGTTGAGTACGTTACCGCCGAGCAACACAGGCAGGGGATGGCGATGGCGGCAGAACGAGGCAGGGCTCTCACTCTCTCGGCGTTGCAAAATAGCGTTGGGACTCGCAAGAAGGTAGGACTATGAGCAGCTACGCTTTTGTAAACTACGTTCGATTCAAGAACGCAAGCAATCAATACTTAGGTGCTGCCTATCAAAATTTTGCAATTGGCCAAGAGCTTTTGTTCCAGCAGATTACCCACAAGTTTGCGCCTTTTGCTGTTTCCTCCGGCAGTGGTTCAAAGGGAGGGGATCGGTCAAGTGCAGCAATTGCAGCTGGACTGGATGCGCTAAGCGTCAACTTGTTTGCTGAAGCTGTAAAGGAAAGATACTCAGTCGAAATCGTGACTGTTTCGCTTGATCCTATTGATGGCTCAAACCTAAGTGTGATTTCGTCGGAGAACTGGTCGGCAAGCTCCTATCAAATGGACACTGAAAAGATTGTCCTTCAGCTGACCTCTCCTCTTGACGCGGTGAGGTCGAATGTCCCCCGAAGAACTTTGAGTTCAAGACTTGTTGGTGCGCTACCTCTGTCTGGAACCTTGGTAATCGGATGACTTGGCATCAATGGATTGGCCTTCCCCATGCGTTCAGGGCTGATCCAAACAATGGTGTCGCGGCCGACTGCCTGCTGATGGTTTGGAGCTTGTTGGCGGAGGCTGGCGTTGATTGTCCGCCTCTTGACGAGCTATGGTTTGAGCTAGCAGAAAAGGGCGAATACAAAAGGCTAGTCTCGCTTTTTAGAGAAAATACGATTGCAGTTGACGAGCCAGAGGAGCACGCGCTCACGCTGTTTGTCGCTGAGCGATCTATTGGAATTGGCGTCGTTGCGGATGGCGGGTTACTCTATATTCATCATGCTCGTGGGGTGCAATGGACCCCTCTAGAGTTCTGTAAAAAGCTTCGTTACAGGAAATTTCGATGATGCTGCCTTCTGACAGGTATATCGCAAATCTCCTGGGGCTGACGGAGGAAGAGTATCGCTATTATCAGCGCGAAGTTCAAAAAAGGGCAGCAGAGGGTCCGCAGCCAAGCGTGGTTGCAGGCACAGAGATCATCATCGCAAGTATTGCACTTGCTTTAAGTATTGGCTCGGCAATTGTTTCGATACTGCTGCGACCACAGATACCCGATGTTGGCGGTGGCGGACAGCCGAAGCGAATTAAAGATCAGACAGATCCAATCAAAAGGACTGATAGGTTTGCGCAGAATTATGGGTTTGACTCTCAACAAGACATTTCAACTATTGGGACCAGGATTCCTGTTGTTTACAGCAAGCGTGAACTAATTGACGGAGTTTATTACGGCGGGGTGCGTATTAGCACGCCAATGGTCTGGAATCAAATCTTGAGCCTAGGCCGTGGCCAGCTGCTGAGAGCGGTATTCCTTCTAGGTGAAGGAGTGGTGGCAAGCCTTGATCCAGACAACTTTGCAATCGGCTCAAACATTTTGTCTGGATATAAGCTTGAATCTTACGACGCGCTATTAAACGCAGCAAGAGTCTCTGTTTACTTCAGGGGGGACGGCGGCAGGATCAACGACTCGCACAACGTTTTTGGCAGGAGGGCGTCGGAAGATGCTGGCAGCTCCTCTAGTGCTGACACATTTAGCGTGTACTGGAATGAAGATAGCAGAAAAGATTTTTGCGCTTCTTTTAAGCCCAGCAACCAAACAACCTTTGGGGTGCATTCGCCAATTGGAAATAATCTTGCCTACAAGGTAAACCCTAGCGTTCGACCGGGAGTTCGCAGTCAGTACAAGCCAAAGAGCAGTGAGCGTATGCGTGTTAGGTGCCCGTTTGACTCGCAGCAGATGAACGAGAGGGACAAAGCTCGTGCCTTCTTCTCTACATATGGCGGAATTGTTGGCGGCCAAAGCAATGGCAGGATGGCCTATGCAGGAGAGTTACTAACCTATAAGCTTTTGACTACCTCTTTGGTCGGGCCAAATAGACCCAACAATCAAGCTTTTGTGTTTGACAATTTTCACGACGACAATTTGGATGCCGGGGCGGACGCGCTAGGAGCTAGCGATGTTGCGTCTACCGTTGCGGGCCTGCAAAGAAACTGGGACTCCAACCTTACTGTTGGAGATATTTACAAAATTGGAGAAGCTGTTGCTGTTTGCATTAGCAGAACCGAGCAGCCGTTCGTGTCAGATTCAGAGCTCTCTTCTGGCTCAGGAAATGAAGTTACTGCGGTGTTTCGAGTAATCGAAGATGGTCAAATTACCACTACAACGGAGAATATTCTCAATGACGAGACTTACCTTAAGTACACACTCAATGAGTTCCCAGGGCTGGCGACTGATTCGGCGGCAAAGCGGTATGTTGGGACCAATGGAGCACATCTTTTTAAGTACGCAAGCGCTTACGTTGTTTCATCTAGAAGCTGCCAAGCCGTTGAGTTTGGCCTGAGGTCCATCCTGGGATCCAGGCTCAATGGCTTATGCAATTTTCAAGATCTAAGAAGTTTTAAGGACGTTGATCAAAATTACTGCAAGGCTTATACAGAAGAAGAAGCAGATGAGATTGTCAATGTCGCCTACCAAAGTGGCATCATTTCTGCTCCTTTTGAAAAATACTCATTTTTTCGGATCAAGTGGCGCAAGTACGGAGAGGAAAAATGGACCACTCTTAAGAACACTTACGGAGTAAGAGGCGAAAGTCAGCAGGCTATTTTTACCTACATTCGTATAGAGTTTCAGACTCTGTCTCAAAGAGAGTTTCGTTTTGAACCCTTAACCGGCTATGAAATTAGGAACAGCTTGGACGGTGGCTTGGCTCTGTATATTCTTGACCCAAGCTTGTCAAGAAATAGATTAATTGAAAATGACTGCATTGTAATTTTCAACGGAGAAAGCGTAGCCAGAAGCGCTAACACGTTTGGAATCAAGGAAGCGGAAGCGGTGGCCACGCTTAAAGATTTTTATGCGTACAAGGAAGCCACCAACGGCTATCAAAACACCATGAACATTCTCAATACAGTCACTATTCCGGCAAATCAAACAACAGTTACAGGCTTGAGATTTAATAATCCAGTTGGAGTCGCCGGTCAGCCTCGTGTTTACATCGGTTCGGGTCAAAGCGAGGCTGGGACTTTAGCCGGCATTACTGGCACGCTTACAAGATTATCTACATCCTCTCCCTTTGCGACCACTCCGGCGGATCCAGTAGACGAGGGCTTCACTTTTGAGGCAAGTACGACCTCAGCCAATGTAAGGACTATATACGCTTCATCGACGTTTTTCCCAACTAACGATCACAAGATAGTGCTCTACAAGGGCCTGCAGCCTGTTGATGATGACACTTACATTGATGACTATGCAAAGCTAGCGGAACTTTTTACATACTCAGAGGTGGTATCTAGTGCAGACTCTGGACCGGAGCATGAAATTGTTTACGTAAACGAAATTGTGCCCAATGAGGTTGAGCCACAATATGACAACCTTGCGCTCGTTGGAATTAACATTCGCTCGTCAACGGAATGGAGGCAGTTTTCGCAGTTCTCTTCCTATGTGACCGGCGGGAAAGAATGCAAGCTTATGGCAGGAGGCACAGGCCCTACTCACCTGTTTCCGGAAGTCTTGTACGACTTAATGACAAATTCCCGCTTTGGCGCTGGTCATTTTATTAAGCCTTACATGATCAACGAAAGTGATTTCAAGATTGCAGCGGAGTGGTGTCAGTCACGCAAGTATTTTTACGATGCGGGCATCTCCGAGCAGATAAACATTCGTTCATTTGCTGCAGACCTTGCAGCGACTCATTTGTTGACTTTTGGCGAGAGTGATGGCAGGTATTTCTTGAAGCCTGCGATTACTTTTGACTTGGTTCAGCCTAAAGGCATCTTTACGGCTGGGAACATTTCTGAAGGCACCTTCGACCTTCAGTATTTAGACCTAGAAGATCGCGCTCCAGCTCAGATCTCTGTGCGCTATCGAGAAGAGCGCTTATCCACTGATCCAACTAATCCTGGCCTGTTCCCGCTGGTTCGAGAGGTTTTGGTCAGGGAGTCGATTGGCTCTGACACTGATCCTATTCAGCAGTTGGACATGAGCGACTACTGCACAAGCAAAGATCATGCAATTGATGCCGCCAAGTTCCTTCTAAGAATGAAGCGAATCCCCGATCATATTGTTTCCTTCCAGACCACCTTTGAAGGTGCAATGTCAAGCTTGGCCCCAGGCGACTACATCAAGGTCTCAATAGACGAAACCGAATATGAAACCTTCAATAATGGCGCAGTTCAGGCAGATGGAACGCTTGTAAGCACGAAGAGTCTTAGCGACGGCACCTATCAGGTTTTTGCCTGGAGCGGAGTGCAAAGCGAAAAGCCAAGCCTTACGACTCTAGAAGTCAAAGGCGGGACTGCAACTCCTGCCAACATTATCTTCACCGTCGTGACCTCCTCTACTAAAACAAAGAACTATCAAATTGAAAGCATTTCTGCCGAGGAGGACGGCGCGTTTACAATACGGGCTATGCACATGCCCCTGACGCAAGACGGCATCCTTCAGGTTGCTGATGGGTTCGACATGTTTTCCAACTGGATCATTGAGGACTAATGGCTGTTCAATTTCCCGTCATCAAGCCTTCAAGTCGCAGTTTCACGGCACCAAAGTGGCCGATTACCACCAGGCGCTCGCAGTCTGGGGTGCTAACGAGGAGACTGTGGGGCAATTCTTCTTCAGGCGCAGGACTGTCTCTCAAGTTCAACGGCCTGGGAGATGCGGAAACAGCAAAAATTCTAATTGCCTACGAAGCCGCTAAAGGCTCTTTCGACGATTTAATCATTCCAAGCTCTGTACTAGATGGCTTAGAGCCCGAGCTGCGCAGTATTTTTGGCAGTCCTGGCGGTCAAAATCTGAAGTGGCGCTTTGCTGAAGACAGCCCACCAACCGTTGAGAGCATTTACCCCGGCAGGTCGAATGTTGATGTTAGTTTGACTGCTACCCTAACCTTAGACTAAGGGGAACAGTAGTGGCCATCAAGACTGGGTCTTCTGCAGAACTGCGCTACAAGAACGTAGCGATAGGCAAGGTCCGTGATGCAACGTTGACCATAGGGAGAGAAGCCATCGATTGCACTTCAATCGGTGACTATGACCGTCGCTACATCCAAGGCGTTCGCAGCACGTCTGGCAGCGGCACTCTTCTTTATGACAGCGAGGATACAGCGACCAGAAATATTATGAACCGAATCTTGAATGATTCTGAGCAGTTGCCAGACGTAACATTGATCCTTGATTCTGGAGCAACTGCTGGCACATTTGTCGGGAACGTGGTTCTTACTCAGGTAGGAGTGAGCGTAAGCGCAGGCTCAATCACCAGTGTTCCAATATCGTTCACTTTTGATGGCAAGGTGAGCGGTCAGTTCTAATGGCTGTACTTGGCGCCACTGGAATCTTGGAGGTAAGCCGCAAGGTGCCTCCAATACTTGTGATTGGCAAGGATCGAATTAAGCTGACTGACCCTGAAGCAATCACTATTTCTGGCGATCATTATTCAACAGGCGATCGGGTCATAATTGTTGCAGAAAAAGGATTGCCTTTCTCTTTTCCAGCCGACCCAGCTGGGATGTATTACGGGGGTAAATATGTTTTGTCTCCAAGCAAGCCTTTAAGTAATATATATTTTGCTTCCTCTGACAGCTT